TACCTCCTCTATCATACTAACTCCACTCTCACTCACCTCTCCTTCCACTACCACTTCACCATCCAATCGAGGAATGGGTTCCGGTCTCTCCGGTAACATACTCCCCCTAACCACACTCGGAACGGGTGGCTTCGGTAACACTAAATTGGCGACTTCGCTCTCCCTCTTCATACTCCCTCCTTTTTTACAATAGACGACACGCTATAACATCATGTTTCTTACACTCTTCTCTGAGTTGCCCTTTCGACTCCACCCAAATCGGAGTCTCACATATATCATCATACCACATCGGTTGAAATATCTCTGTCCTCATCTGTCCACCCAGCAACTTCTCCGCTACCACCCCACACCCACACCTCACATTATGCCTATTATCGACAGTTGCGAACTGAGTGAATTTAGTGTGACACGATGAACATTCGTAGGAGTAGAGAGGCATTACATCACTCCTCCTATTCGCTGAGCGTTCGCCTGTGTTCTAGCCTGCATCTCCTTCGGATTTTGGAGGAGTTGATTCTGTTGCTGCATAAACTGTTGCTGAGGCATAGGAGCTGTCATCGATTCGGATGCTTCTGGTAGAACCTTCATAGCATCTATCCAATCATACTCTCTCAATAACATCTGCATGAGGTAGTCAATGTTAGCACGAGGATTCTTCCCTAACGCTTGAATTAACTCTATAATCTCCCTTCTCTTCATCATCTTCGTTCTCGGTGTCATAGACTCCACATCAACTCTCAGCTTATACGCCGACTTATTTTCAGTACCTTTATAAGCAACCCAATACTTAGCCCCATCGTATCCTACCACCTGCGCTACCTTCTCTACATCCCACCTCTCGAATAATATTAGATTAATCTTATGGATAGCTCTAGTCAATGCGTCCGCCACGATATCACGTCGTTCATCCATCCTCACATCGTACGCCGACTGTACTTGCCTCATCTCCTCCGCCGTTCTCCGTCCTGGAGGTGCCTCACCCAATTGTTGTCTACCCGCACCTAATAGCTCTCGTACATCGGAGCGAATAACATCCGTCCATTGAATTAAGTCGGGAGGTATGTGTGGCTGCAATGTTGTCACTATCTCCGTAGGTTTACCCTTCGACCATATCACCGGACCGACTGATTCCGTCAGAAACTTAGCTGCCTCCGCTTTATCCATCCCACCCTCTTGCATGATGAACTTCAATAACGCTATACGCCTATGATACATAGCTTGCGTTCTAGTTTCATTTATCTCTAACTGCTGAGGCTCAATAATTTGAACATCCGAAGGTCCCCAATAGTACTCCCCATCCTCATTGAAGGTGAAGTCAACGAAGGGTAAGCCGTCAACTTGCAAAACGTCTTCGGCGGGAGGACGAATAAATTGGTCGTAGCCTGGTACGAAAGCGAATATTTCCCTGCGCTTCAAATCCCTCACCTCATGTATCTCTACAATATCTTCCACACTCGATAGTTCAGCGTAGTATTGCGATTTACCACTCATCTTCGAGAGATACTCTAAATGTGTGCCCTCCAATTCAGCAGTATCCTTATATTTAGGGTCACTCTTAACATCCGAGAGGAAGCGATAGACGATGTGGTCTATCCACGGACAATCCTCCAACGTACGTACGCCGAACGGAACCACAATCATCTCAGGCATCACTCTATCTAACCAGGGGCAACCAGGCTTCACATTTACATTATACTCGATACGCTCCTTCCCACTCTTGTCCATCTGTGACAGTGGTATCCCCAATATACCCGCTGCCTCTTCCCCCTTCGGCTTACGACTCGACCACAATCCATCATAACCTATCTTCGCAATCCCCCGATTGGTGTAGTAAGCGTCTTGAACCATCGTCTTAAAGGTCTGCTTAATCCCTAAATCGAACATTAACTGATTGTCGACCGCCTCGACGATTCTCGCTTGGATGGCAGCTGATGGCTGGTTGTCAGGTGTTACGTTAATGTAGGGGTTACGGAAGTAGATGTTGGGAGTCATCCCACGCTGCATAGCGTGAACTAAATTGTAAGGGAGGATACCATTGGTGGCACCTGTAAAGCCAGGGAAGTAACCTCTCCCATACGCTCGATAGGTGGACCAATTCTTAGCTCCCCCAAAGTTCTCCTTATAGCGGACACCCTTCTCTATTAGATTAAACCATCTTTCAATTTCAGCTTTCACTTCATCCTCCTAGCCATCGCTTTCGCCACGTTACTCTCTCCCCCACTCGACGAGGTAGATGACTGTTTAGTCTTTACTTCACCCGCATACGACTTCCCATTCAATATACAGACGTGCATGTACTTCCCACCTCCGAGTTGTTTGGTGCGAATCTTCCCACCACCGGAACGACATTTATCGAAAGCTGCTGGCATACTAATCCCCCTTATAATTTACCGAGATAGAGAACGAGAGTGGAACCACTAGAGATACTATTTAAATAGAGTCCATCCACCATCTGCCCATCCACCCCGAAGTCTATCGTACACTGATGACCATTAACCGACACATCTCCCACCTTCCCCTTCGCTATCAACTTTGAATTCCCTCCATCATTCAACACGAACGTATACTCATCCGTGTCAGCGTAGAAGAGGAGAGAGCGTAGTTTAACGAATGTACCCGTAGCCACAACCTCCCCAGTTGAATCGAGAACCCACCTACCCCCAGTCTTTGCATTAGCCATCTCCCACTACCTCCTTAACTAAATTTGGTAATTTCATTTTTTGAAATTACTAGTTTACACCGATGAAATCGTTCTGCCTCTGAAATGGATACTGCTTCCTATACTGACTCCTACAACTCTCTCTAATCTCCTCCAATGAGAATACTCTCCTACCCTGCGGTAACGTCGGTCTCTGATAAGGGGTACCTTCGTATTCAGTCGAGGTCTGACTATCGACTTGCCACGCCAACGCATCGATTAAATCATCATGTTTACCATATGGAAACGTCGTCAACTCCGTCTCTAACTCACCCATTCCACTCTTTAAATATATGACGCCGTTCTCAAACAGTGGACTCAACTTATTTTTGATACGACCTTCCTTCGCTCCGTGACCCGCTTTTACCGCTTCTATAACATAGTGTTTATCTCTCTTCTTCATCTCCTCACGAAAGGCCGCCTCTAAATGTCCATACCGGTTAGTCTCCAACCTAATCACAATAGCACCATCAGCATCCGCAACCTCAAACGCCTCATCTATCATCTGCTTATCACTCACCCTCTTCCTTCGATAGCGTCGAACGAACATCCCTTTCTTCGTGTGTTTAACCGATACAATCGCTGTATAGTCTTGCGACTTTTTACCAGTGGGTGGGTCAGCTGGGTCTACCGTAACCTTCGTATATCCTTCCTCCGGCAACTCTTCCTCCGTATAGTAACGGAACCAGTCAGGGTTGAAGGCCATAAACTCCTTCGCTAATGGTTCGTTGTCGTAGAGCATGGAGAACATGTAAATACCCATCCCCACTCTAATATCCTCCAACCGTTGATTCGAAAACTTCTTCTTATAGAGAGGTGTACCATCATCCACTCTACACTTACGGGTGAAGAGGTCGAACTTCTCATTTCCCATTATGTAGTCAGCCACATCATAGCTAGCCCACCTCGTACACGTCACTATTCGATTATCTCCTTCATCAATCAACAATGGAATAGCGAGTTTATGGAATCCAACCGCTTTCTCTATATCCTCCTTCGTCGGCATCGCTTCATCACCCGTGAGGTCGTCCTTTCGAGGAGCGACGGTGTCGTCCTCCGCTATTATATTGAAGTGTCGCCTGATGATATTAGAACCGACACCAGCCGACTCGAACGTACCCTCCGGATAATCAGTCGGACGTTGTAGACAAGCACACGAATCAGACCATCTCACTTTATTAAAGTTAGGGATGAGTTCGGGGAAGAAGAGTCGAAACATATCGTTCTGTTCGATGATGGAGCGAATCGAATGAACGGTTTTGGCTGAGTTGGTATCAGTGTTGGAGGTGATGAGGATACGGATGTCAGGTCTATTTACAGCACGCCAAAGTAAGTAGAGTGAGAGAATGGTAGTCTTCAGGTGAGCACGCGGTAGGATGATGAGTTTATCTTTAGAGGAGTACTGCATAAACTTGCACAATTCAACGTGGAAGGTGAGGTCGAAGAAGGAAGGGTCGATAAGTAGTTGGGCGAAGTAACTGAAGTCTCTCCGCAACCAACTCTTCGTTAATCCGAATTGTTTTTCATTCAGTTCCGACATTACTCCCCACCCTTTCTGCACAAATCCTCCCAATTACATCCACCAACGCTTGACTGGGCTCCACCGTAACCTTAGCTTTCAACTTATCTTCCTTAGCATAACCAGCTCTATCCAATATATCTTTCGCTGCTGATACACGAATGGTAGCGTTGTCGTCGGAGAGTGCACCCTTGAGAGTGCGAGCAGCCATCTCCGCTGTCTCCATCAATAGCTTCTTAGTCTCATCTCCACTATTCACTATCTTGTCAGACTCAGCTTCCACAAATCCCACTCGTAAATCCGACTCCATCCTTTGCATCTCAGCTTGGAAGAGAGGGGAGTGGACGATTATCGAAGCACGACTAACTGTAAACCCTAAGTCCTCACATGCTTGAGTGAGAGTCATCCCCGACACCAACCTCCTCATTAGGGCTCGATGCCTGGGAGTAACCTTATCAGGTTCCAGCGCTAACGTAAGTTCCGACTTCTCCTCTCTCTCTTTAGTCATTCCTCTATCCTCATCTGTAACAGTTGAATCTTAATGTCATAGTTTCATTTAATGAAATTTTAATATATGAAATAACATTTCCCAAAATCGGGAAAGGTGTACAGTTACCAACACACAAATTATATCATATCAAATGGGTGTTGTCAAGTGGTGTTTGTCGTCGGGTGCTATCGAAATTGAATGAAATTATATTTTGGATGGTGATAGTATAAGTTCATGGGGTGAACGTTCATTTAATGAAATTGTATTTTTAGGGTCGCAGAAAAGAGGAGGGCCAAATAATAGATAAGACCCGTCAGGGGGGATATGCCCCTAGATTGCGTCAGGATTCGCAAGGCTGAACGTTCAACAGAAAGATACATAATGCTAGGCTTTATCGGCTTGTGTTTAACCACAATGAAATATACAGAGGAAAGTCGGGGCGTTTTGGGTAGGCAAAGAGAAGGGGCGAACCCCGAAGGATTCACCCCTTGAAAGTACATCCACTATCCAGCGATTAGATAGATTCAACAGCGGACAAGTCAACAGCGACACCGCCTGTTGTTACTGCTTTCAATCCGTACTTAACTGCAACAGCGTTTCGAATACTGGATTGAGTAGCCAACGTTAAACCAACGTTTGCGTGAGCGATTGCTTGAGCGTCCATTTTACTAGACTCATCATACAACTTGACTTCTCTCTTGCCTACGTACGTTTTACCGTCTTTTGTTAATTTAGCAACAATTACTTTCTTCATTAGTTCACCTCTTGTTTTCCCTTCGTGGAAGGGTACTCTTTTAACTGCTGATTGATTTATGTTAGCGGTATCTTCATTCTCTGATGAAGTATATCCGTTTGATTGATATACATAATATATCATATACAATAAACATTGTCAAGCATTATTTTTAATTATTTTTAACTTTGTCGAATAGTCAAACCGCACTTGTCAAATAGTAAAATCGCTGATTGACACATTATATATAGTGAAGGCACTGATTAACTCACTGACCATTTTACTATTGACTATCCCTAACTCTATGTCCTGCAAGGGTTTACAAAAAAAAGTATGGAATGTTATGGCGTACAGTATGGAAAATATTGTCATAACTTGTTGGTATCATTGAATGTTATGGAAATATGGAAATATGGACTAGTCTTTGTCCGGTTTTGGGTGTTCACGTTCTACTTCTATTATTTTTTTTTTTTTTTTTTTTATATAAAAGAGAAAAACCCAGAAAAACCCACAACCATAACCCATACTCCATAATTCCATAACATGAAATTAACAATTATCATTTACAACACTTTTCCCGTCGAGGAATTTGTCATAACTATTTTAGACAATGTTAAGTTACGTCCATAATTGATGACCATAAAATATGGAAACATAAAATGAAATTACGTGAAATTACTAGATTCAGTGACTAATCCACTCACCTAATTAGTAAATAGTAAAATGAAATTATGATTACTCTATAACCTGCAAGGGTTTACAGCAAAAAGGCGAATCGTTCAATCCATGAACGAATCGAAAACTATTTTCATTTTACCCTTGACATTCATTTCGAGGCATGATATAATGAGTAAAATAAAAATCCCCGTCGAGAAAACATATTATGTCAAACGTTATAATTTCACGATTTAAAATTTCACGAATTGAAACAATAAACCACTATCTTCCACTAATGGAGAGTAGTGGTTTTTTACTAACCCAACTCATTAAATTAAGTAGAGGAGGTAAGTAGAATGAAACAGATATTAATTGAAGTGGCAGATAAAGACTTTGATGTTCTGTATCAATATCTTCAAGAGAGTAGTATTCCTATTAAAACAACTGAAGTTGTGGCTTCCGTAAGTGATGGTGTAATTAAGAGTATGGAAGATTAATTGTGTAGAGTAAGGAGGTTACTGCAATGATTAAGATTAAAGAGAGTGTAGAAGGGAAGAAGGGAAAGGAAGTGGAAGTTGATAGTAGACCGAATTGTGACATATGTGGACAACCAGCGGAGTATGATGCGAAGACTATTTATGGGTCATGGGGATATCTGTGTCAGTCATGTTTTGATGATATCGGGACAGGGTTAGGATTAGGGAAAGGACAGAAGTTAATTGTGAAAGGAGAGGTGAGATAGTGTTTACAACACAACATTACAGAGCTACAATAGACTTATTGTTAGAGTTGGATATTAGTGAAGATACATTTCAATCGTTAAACCGACTATTTAAGAACTTCTTCGCTCAAGATAATAAGAAGTTTAGTGATGAGTTGTGGGACACTTATATAGTGGAAAGGAGAGATAAAGATGGAATCTCGTGTATATCGAATAAAGAGTGATGTGGTAACGGAGTGTCATTGTGGTCATCATGTATCCGTTGGGCAGTCATATCTAATGTTGAGGTCATCAGCGATTCGATGGATTTCGTTGTGTGAGGAGTGTGTGAAGTTGGTGTCTTCACCAGTTGAGGTGGATATGAAGGATTTGGTGAGGTATTATTTCGAGAGTAAGCCGACTGATAGACGGGCTAAGGAGAGGGCGGAGAAGAGTGTGAGAGTGAAGAGAGTTAATCAGTATATGAGTGAGAAGGCTAAGAAGAAGATTGAGGAAGAGTTGAAGGAAGCGGAGTGGATATAATGGGGTACTGGTATCCTCAATTTAAGTGGCAACTCATCGAATGGTTTACATCTCGCGGATTGTTGACGAAGAGTAAAGCAGAGAGAATGACTCTTCGACAGTTGAGAGGGAAGTATGTGGAGGTGAGACGTGAAATGGGTAGATGACTCCACATCTACAATCACCTTCACTCCCATCTTTCAGATTGGTCAACGTGTATCGTATCCGTATGATAAGAGAAGTTATGGATTTGGTTGGGTAGTTAGTGAGGATAGAAGTAGAGTTACGATAGAATGTGGTTTAGGAGAAATTAAAATAGTGGAGAAGACGGGAGTAGTTAGTCAAGAGAGAGGAGGTGGAGAGAGTGAAGGATGTGAGAGATATGACGGAGGAAGAGTTGAGAATGGAATTGCAGAGGATAAGGGAGCAGAGAAGGGGAGTGGGAGTGGAGAGGAAGAGGGTGTCGAAGGAGAAGAGGGTGAGTGGTGTTAGAAAGGAGTCGGTGAGAAGGGAGAAGGTAGAGCAAGAGGAGAGTGCGGAATGGATTTAGTGTACTTTATTTATGCAGTACTATTCATAGTTTTGTTAATGGAGAGGATAGGGAGATGGAGTTAACATACTACTTATTTGGGTTGGTGGTGATAATAATAGTGTTAGCGGTGATAGATGGAATGGGAGGAGGTGGTTTAGCATGAGGAAGAGTGTCAAGAAAGAGGGAGAGTTAGTAATTTCAAAAAATGAAATTACTAATCTCAGCGATTACCACAAGAACATCAAGAAGGTGGGGGTGAAGATAGCAGACTACGCTATCGCATTGTTTCCTGGCAACTTGCTATCGAGTAAGATAGCGTGTAGGGAAGCGGTGCAGGAGATAGAGAGGAGGTTGAGAGAGAATGTTAATTAGAGAGGGACAATTAGAATCGAGTCAGCACTACAATGATGGGGGACCATTCTTAAATCCAGTTGACCACCCTGCTGAGCGTACACCCTCCGAAGAAGAGGTGGAGGGAGAAGTGGAGAATGTGAGAGGGGAGTGTATATGGATGTTTGGGGAGGAGTGTGTTAATCCAATCGTATTCGAACACCACACTCGTGTAAACGGAGGGTATTGTACGAGTTGTGAAGAGTGGGATGATGGAAAGGAGTGAGATATGATTAGTGACTTTATGATATACTTGTTGATTGGGGAGTATGTAGTGATAGCGGCTGTGTGTGGATGGGATGGGAGATTGTGGATGGCGGTGTATTGGTTAGCAGCTGCGGTATTAAATTTGGCGGTAGCGAGAGGGATGAGGTAGGATTGACAATCAGGCAGGTGGCGTTCTAGGAAAACGCTGAACAAATCCAGGTGCAGATAAGTTGTCGAATCTACTAAGTGCATGGGCCGACACCGCTATTACTGCAATATGCATAATACATAAATGCCAGATTCTTGGCAGGTGGATAGGTTAAAGCGTAGGTAGGAGCAAACAAAGTAGAAAGCTGACTTCGCTCTAAGATTTTGGACAACAAAGCAGGTGGCGCAACTCCAGACATGGACGAATCCTGCCCTGCCTGATTAATAACTAGGAGGAAACATGAACACAAATAAGGTTGTTGAGGCATTACAGAAGGTTATCGACGCTGTAAAGGAAGACGAATCGACGAGCTTAAACAAGAGCGGGAGAAACTAAAGTGATATGCCCGCGTTGCCAATTCGAGAACACCGAAGAAACCAATGACTTACGTGCTTGCCCGCGGTGCGGTCAACGAATGGAAAACAAGAAAGAGCGGGAGGCGCGGATTGATTGGGATGGGCATATTTTGGCGCACATGGGGAGGAGAGAGGAGGAAGTAGATGGATGAACTGAAGGAGAGATATTGGAGTGGCAATAGAAATAAGGTGATTAGATACTATTATTATGTGAGGAGGGGACTAGAATTGTTGAATGAGTTTAGATACCTACTGATGGCTATCTTTGGTGTCTACCTGGCGATGAAGATGTCTAACCCTATCCTTCTCATATTTATGTTTCTAGTGTCGATACCAGTCCTTATTGTGTTAGGATGGTTAATGGTACATCATATTAGTAAGGTTATCGAATGGTTGAATGTAGAGTTCTCCACGTATTGGGGACGGTACACATATGATTTGCAGGAGAAGATATTGGAGGAGTTGAAGCGTATTAGGGAGGGAGTAGAGAGGTGATATACGTGTTGTTGGTAATATGGTGGTGGCCTATAATCGCTCTCATTATATTGGGAGCGTGGATGATAGGGAAAGGGTGGAGGGATGAGTAATCATACATCAATCGAGGAGGGGATTTACTCGTCTTCATCACTGTCTACACATATGGGGTGTCCACGTAAATTTTATTGGAGGTATGTGAGGCAGGTGGAGAAGAGAGGGGAGGAGAGGACAGCGGCATCGTTTGGGAAGGTGTTCCACGATGTACTGAAGGTGTGGTATAAGAGTGGAGTAGTAGAGGAAGCGGTGAAGGGATTTCAGCAGTTACCGCAAACGATGGATGATGACCATCGCACGAGGGAATTTGGTGAGGCGGTGATGAAAGAGTATGTGAGGAGGTACTCGAAGGAAGTGGGAGAGACGCTTCATCTGGAGGTGAGAGGGAATCTGGAGATAGGGAGTAGGATGTACGTGTTTGTTATCGATAGGATTGAGAGGTGGAATCAAGCGGTGTATGTGGATGACCATAAGACGACTAAGTATTTGGGGACATCGTTCTTCGGGCAATTCAGGCCGAATCCTCAGATGGATGGGTACGCTTGGGCAACTCGCGAACTAGTTGGGGAATGTAATGGAGTAGTCATCAATGGGATATCGGTAGCTCGCAATCCGAAGGAGAGGTTTCAACGATTCATTAGTCCTCGTTCGAAGGAGGAGATGGATAAGTTCCCGACTCAATTCACTGAAGAGGTGGAGGACATTGAACGTAACTATGCTAGAGGGGTGTGGCCGCAGAGGACGACGTGGTGTCATCAATACTTCGTCGACTGTGAATACTGTCCTCTCTGTATCTATCAGGCGGCTCCTCACATCGAGTCGGAGGAAAGGGAGAGGGTAGTGGAGGTTAGTTATCAACCAATTGTTAGAGAAGAGGAGAGTATTAACTCTAATGAAGGAGGGGAAAAATGAAGACGTACTGGGACTTCTCCGTGAAGGAGAGAAGTGAGATGTCAGAAGATGATGTTAGTAAGTTGTTGGATTTAGAGTTGATGAGTAAAGGAGTAATGAAGGTGGAAGCTCCACAACTTAGGAAGGTGGAGGATGTGAAGGTGAAACAGGAAGAGTGGTTTGAAGTCAATGGAGTGTTCTTTAAAACGATGGAACAGGCTGGTCAGTTCCTTCAACTTCTTCCACATAGGAGTAATTATGAGTACGCATTAGGGTATGATTATAAGCATGCTGAACCGATAGTAGAAGAGGTTAAGTTGGTTAAGTTGTACAACAGTCAATCATTAATGAACGCTGCTACTCTCGTAAAAAAGAATAAGGAAGCGAAGGAGTATAATGAGAAGGTTAGTAGTAAGTGGAACAATGATAGAAAGAAGATGGATGATACGTTGAGTGAGGTGTGGAATGATTGGAGGAGTTGTTTGAGTACGAAAGAAAGGCATGAGAGTGTAAGAGGTACTTATGAGGAGTATCTTAGAATGTGTGAGGGTAATGTGGAGTTAGCAGAACAGTTTCTGTTGAAGGTGTACTCGCAGGAGGATGTGGAAGAAACTAAGAAGTGGTTTTATGATGGAGAGGAGGTGAGCAGTGAAAACTGAAACTTACATATGTGATAAGTGTAGTACTGATATAACAGAGTTGGATAGATTCAATGTTACTCTATCATTGGGTGGAGTGTATCCAGCTGTTCGTCGTAATCTACACTTATGTCTTAAGTGTTGTGAAGAAGTAGGGATTAGAGGACCTGAGAACACAGAGGAAAGTAAGAGTATAGGAGATAAGTTGGAGGATTTAATATATAAGATAGCTGAAGAAGCAGCAGAAGAAGGGAGGAGTTGATGAACGCGAAGGAGATTAATACGAGTAACTTGAAGCTCAAAGTATTGTTGTATGGGAAGTCCGGAACAGGTAAGACTACATTTGCTTGTAGTTTTCCCCGACCTTACATCTTCGACTTCGATAACGGGATGTTGTCGCAGAGAGGTAAAGATGTGGAGTTTGATACTGTGACAGATTATGGTTCGGTCGGTTTACAGTTGAGTAAGTTGGAATCGAGTTGTCCGTACGAGACTGTCGTGTTGGATTCGATTACAACAATGCAAGAGTTACACATGAACTACATCTTAGCACAGAATGGGAAGAAGATGCCTACCATGAATGAGTGGAACATACTCATCTCCAACACTACCGACCTCTTTATGAGGTTGACTGCACTAAAGCGTCATCTCGTTGTAATCGCTCACGAACAATTGATTCAAGATGAGATTACGGGGGAGGTGTTGTATCGTCCCATTATTGCAGGGAAGAAGACTGCAGATAGGTTACCGCTCTGGTTCGACGAGTGCTATCGAACACAGATTGGGAAGACGAAGGAAGGGAGTCCGGTGGGGCAGTTGGTGACGACTGCGGATGTTAAATTTATGGCGAAGTCGAGACATAATTGCTTCGCACCGATTCAAGATTGGGGAGTAGGGACGAAGGTGGAGAATCCCTACTCGTATATAGTAGAGAGAATGGGAGGTGGGAGATGAAGAGTTGTCCTAATCAGTGCAGTTGTATACACAGTGTGGATGATGGGTATTGTTGGTATTGTGGGGAGAGGTTAGAGGAAGGGGAGAGATGTAGGTGTGGAAGAGAGTTAAGTAAACACGACCGATTCTGTCCGAAGTGTGGTGAACCAGTAGAGAGAAAAGAGAGAAAGGAGGTGGAGAATGGAGAAGGTGGTAAAGTTGGGAGTGGAGAAAGAGACGAAGGGAACCTTCCGATTTAAGGAGGAAGCGGTGGAAGGGGAAGAGTTGTTTGGGACGGTGTATGTGAAGAAGGCGGCTCTCGGAGATATGAAGCCGAAGAAGATGACTCTATCGGTAGTGATAGAGTAGAGGAATGTGAAAACTAAACTAAAAGTTAACCAGTTTTAAGAAGGAGATTGATGCTATGTTGATAGAGGCCGGTCTTAATGATTTTGAGGATTTTTCACCAGTACCACCAGGTTCGTACGAATTCATCATTAAAGAGCCTGCGGAGATTAAGGTGAATAAAGAGGAGAAGACGGACACAGGTGGTGCCTTAATTACGGTGATTGTGAAACCGGAGGTGGTGGGAGGAGAGCAGGCTGGGAAGAAGGTACGTAGACAGTTGTCGAACCGGTCGAAGGCGTCTCGTTTCTTCCTCCGTTCGTTCTTAGAGAAGGTGGGAGTGCAGGTGTCGAAGGTGGGTGGGTTCGCATCGGAGGAGTTACTCGGTCGTCGATTTAAGGCGAACGTGAGCGAGAGAATGTATAAAGATGCGGATGGGAATGAGAAGAAAGCAGCGGAGTTAGAGGAAAATTCAATAGTATCATTGTAGGAAGGTGAAGGGAGAGAGGAGAGGTAGGGATAGCGTGTCCTCCGCAATGGAGGAGAGTGATGGAGAGTACCTACCTCTCCTTCTTCACTTATTCTAGTAATTTCAAAAAATGAAATTACTAACTCAACCATATACAACAGTGGGAGGAAGAGATGAAAGTTAGTATAGATGATGTGAAGATTAGGGAGGAACGCTTCCGTGAGGACTATGGGGAGGTAGAGGAACTCGCTGTCTCCATTCAACGGTATGGTCTGTTCCATCCAATTGTCGTGGATGACCAACTCAACTTAATCGCGGGTGAACGACGATTGAAAGCGCATCGAATGTTAGGGTTGAAGGAGATTGAGGTGAGGAAGGTAACCGACATCACTGAACTAGAGAGAAGAGAGATTGAGGTGGAGGAGAATCTGAGAAGGAAGAATTTCACCTGGCAGGAGGAGGTGAAAGCGTTGCGAGAAGTCGACCGCATTAAGAGAGAGATGTACGGACACGCCATTCCTGGACATGGGGGAGGGTGGTCTATTCGTGACACCGCTGACTCTCTCGGTTCGTCGATAGGGAAGGTTAGTCAGGATATTAAGTTAGCGAATATGTTGGAGGAGTATCCCGAATTAAGTCAAGAACCAACGAAAGATGCTGCGAGGAAGAAGTATGAGAGAATGAGGGAGAGTAGAGTGGTGTCGGCTCTAGCAGAGAAGGTGAAGGTGGAGGTGGGGACGGAATGTATAGTAAATGGAGATTCAGCGACAGTCATGAAAGGACTAGCGGCAGAGTCGGTCGACCTAGTCTTCACTGACCCTCCCTTTGGTATCGCACTCGATAAAGGGATGAAGAGTAAGGAAGCATGGAACGATAAGGTGTATGATGATGACACTCAACACGTCCTCAACACTATCCAACTCGTTCTCAAAGAGTGCTATCGTGTATTGAAGGATGGTCGCCACATGTATCTCTGGTTTGGGATACAGCACTACGATTATATCTTTAAGATGTTAGAGGATATCGGATTCAACGTCAACAAAGTGCCGTGTGTGTGGACGAAGAGGGGAGGAGCAGGAGTGGGTGGGTCCGACTTTTCGTATTCCTCCAACTACGAAGTGTGCTTCTTCTGTATGAAGGGAAGGAGGTCGTTGAATAAGTTGGGACAGCCGAACGTGTGGGAGGAGCAGAGAGTAGCTCCGCAACGGAAGATTCACCCTACCGAGAAACCAACCAGTCTAATTAGACGATGTGTAGAGCAGAGTAGTCAAGCGGGAGAGTTGGTGATTGACCCCTTCGCCGGTTCGGGCTCTACATTGATTGGGGCGTTAGAGTGTAATAGACAGGCGTGGGGTTGCGAGTTGGATAAGGAGTACTATGGAAAGATTGTGATTAGGTTGGAGGAGATGCAGAGGAAGGGTGTGGTTAAGGAGGAGGTAGTGGAAGAGGAGGTACCTGTAGAAGCAGAGGAGGTGTAGAGTGGTATATCTGATGTTGGGTGGGTTGGTGTGGTTGATGTATGGGAAGACTCTAGGATGGAAACCGATTGTAGATGATGAGAGTATGGAGAGGAGGGTGAAGGAGAAGGGACTACTACGTAGAATAGAAAGGTGGAAGTACGCCTTCTCTTTCTCAGACATCCGTCAGGATAGACTAGTGTGTATGGGGATACACTACGTAGTGTGTTGCCTGGTATACTTGTCATTCGGTTTGATGACTTCTCTATTGATGGCAGTACATCCCTTCTCCATGCCAATCGCAGTGTGGCTGAATGGGAAGAGGTATGGATGGAACACCATCATTGTGTTACTGTTTAATTATCATCCCATATTCGCTCCTCTCCTCCTACTAATACCGAGATTGCAGGCGGGAGCTATGCCAGCTCCTTTCCTCTACATCAATCAACCTCTCATCTTCATCCTATCTTTCCTTTTAGTGTTAGTAAACTTGAGGAGGTTGGTGAGGTGGTGGAAGAGTAGAAGGAAGGTTATTAATGTGGAGGCGAAGAGATGGTATCCAATGAGGTGGGTACTCCTCATCCATACTCTCTACTACTATCTCCATAATACTCTCCT